AACAAGAGCGAAGACAAAACAGAGTAAAGATACAGTGGTTTATACATTTCGCAATGGGTCAACAGGCTCATTTTTCTCTAATTGCTGGAACATCTTTAAAGTAAAGACAATCAGCAGCTAAGTGAAGGAGTTGACGTGAGGGCTGAGCAGATATATAATAAATATCCTAAAGAAAAATTAATGGTACTACAATGTAAAGAAGATAAAACCCCTTGCAAAATTAAATGTTTAGAGTGCGGTAAAATTTATACCTTCAAACATGGTGTAAATGCCATATCTCCGCAAAGAAAAGTGATTTGTAAAGAGTGTGAAAAAAGAAAAAAGAATAATAATAATTTTATTAAAGAAATAAAAGAACAATTTGCGGGTGAAGAATTTGACATTATTAATCTATATAAAAAAGATAGACCCATAGACGTCAAATGCCGCAAGTGCGGGAAAATATATCATTATGAATTTGCTAGTACTATTAAAACTAAAGAATATATCTGTAATCAGTGTAATAATATAAATAATGAACATCTACATTCTTCTTTTGGTAGATTATTAAATAAAGAAGAATGGCAAGTGATTACTCAATTTGATAATTATGACAATGGAAATCAATTAATAGAATGTAAGTGTAACAATTGCGGGAAAATTTCTAGACATACATTGTCAGAATATTTAGAAGGAGTAAAATGCCCATGCTCTATAAAAAATAAAAATCAATTAAAACAATATTGTGGCAAAAATGAATATGAGCTATTAAGTATAGATGATAATTTTAATAAGATTAAAATTAAACATAATTGCGGCTACTGGTATAATGCGAGAGTTGAAAGGTTTATCACAGGAAACCAAAGATGTCCAATGTGCCGCAAACTTTATTTATCAGCATATAAAACGGTAGAAAATTATTTAATCAAAAATAATATTAAATATAAAACAAATATTCCAATATTTATTGATGAAAGATTGATAAAAGTTGATTTTTATTTAGAGAATAATCAAAAAATATGTTTATTACCATTAGAGAGAATAGAAGATGAATCAATTATTTATATTTCACATCAAGAAATAGAACAGATAAGGTCTATTTTAACTTCAAAAGTTCAACGACCAGTGCTTTTGCACGTACCTTAGAAGTGTTTGCTAAGGGAAAAGGGAAAAGGTTATTTTAATAACCAAGATATGGTCTAAACTATATAGTGATATATAGACGTTTTAAAAACTGCAATTAAAGTAGCGTTTAATTGTGAATGATATGCTGAGTTGCGGAATGTGGCTGCAACCGATTCTACCCGTGGTAAGCGTTTTAATGCAGGGTTGATGGAAGAGTGTGTTGGTATTGACCAAGATATTCTTAAAACTGTTATTATTCCTACTATGAATGTAGATAGAATGGTTGCGGGGAATTGCCCTGACCCTAATGAGCAATTAAATCAATCTCAAATCTACATCACTACTGCTGGTTATAAAGGTACATTTGGTTATGACCAGTTAATTCAAATTCTTTGTCAATCAGTAGCTAGACCAAAGAAAGCAATAGTTCTAGGTGGTTCTTGGAGAGTACCCGTCTCTGAGGGGCTGCTTGGGAAAAACTTTATTGATGATTTGCGGGCAGACGGTACTTTTAATGAAGCTAGCTTTGAGAGAGAATATGAATCAATTTGGACAGGTGATGTTGAATCAGCATTCTTTAATGTGGATAAATTTGACAAACATAGAGTAATTAAGAAAGCTGAAACCAAATATAGTAATAAAATTGGTAAAAACGGTTACTATGTAATGGGCGTTGATGTTGGCCGCAAAGAATGTACAACTGAAATTGTAATTCTAAAAGTAACACCATGTATTACTGAAGAAGGTTTGAAAACACTAAAACAAGTAGTAAATATTATTACTTTAAGTGAAGAACACTTTGGTATGCAAGCCATTAAACTAAAAAGAATCTTTAGAGATTTCAAATGCCGCATAGCTGTAGTTGACGGTAATGGCTTGGGACAGGGCTTGGTAGATGCTTTAACAGTTGATACACTAGACCCAGAGACTGGAGAAACATTATATAACTGGGGTGTTTACAATGACCCAAATGGTACATATAAAAACCTTCAAACCCAAGATACAATTCATAATGCAATGTATATCATGAAAGCTAATCAAACCATCAACTCAGAATGTTACTCCTATTGTCAAACAGAATTATCTAGGGGACACCTTAAGTTCTTAATTGATGATATGATAGCAAAAGATGAATTAATAGCATCGGCGGGATATAGTTCAATGTCCGCGGGCAAGGTAGCAGAATATCTAAAACCATATGTTAATACTAGCATTTTGCGCGAACAGATTCTTAACCTAGTGGAGACTAGACAAGGCGCACACATTATCCTTGAACAAAACAATCGTAGTATTCTAAAGGATAAGTTTTCTGCGCTAATCTATGGTCTTTACTATTGTAAATTAGAAGAAGATAGAAATGCCCGCAAAAAGACTAGAAATATTGAAGATTTTATGTTTTTTAATTAGTGGACAAAAAGTAATTATTAACCACTTAGAAAAATTATACTATATAGATAAAATTTTTTAGGGCAGAAGTGAATAATCCTCTGCCCTAAATTTTTAGTACTATATAGGAAGTGAGAAGACTATGTTATCTTCTAATTTAGAAATTAAGATTCATCTAATCCTAGAGTCTCTTGATATTAATTTTAAAGAGGAATATGAATTTGATGACTTAATTAGTTCTAGTGGAAGGAAACTTAGATTTGATTTCGCTATTTTTGATGACAATAATAATCTAGTTTGTCTAATTGAAGCTCAAGGAAGACAACATTATCAATCTGTTAAAGCCTTTGGGGGCAATAAAGGATTACACCGACAGCAGTATAATGATAATATGAAGAGACAATATTGTTTGAAGAATAGAATTAAACTAGTTTCTATTCCATATTATGATGAAAATAAATTAAGTAAAGATTATCTACTTAGGGTAATCAATGGATATTAACAAACCATAGGAGGTGAAATATTGGCTATATTAAAGGATAAATCTCAAAGAGATTTTAGGCTAACCAATTCTACACCGTCCTTAGATTTTAATCAAATTAAAGTTGGAAAAGAGAAATTGTCTAATGATGTTTTTCTAAATACAGATTATTATAAAAAGAAAGATTATAAATTTAGACAAGAAGATATTGAACGCGCTATTGTAAATAACAATTATAAGACAATGCGGGAAATTTCTAATCTCTTTTTTAATAGAAGCGGTATCTATTCCCGCCTATGTAGATACATGGCAGGAATTTATAGATATGATTTATTTACAACACCAATTGTCTATGACAGTAAGATTAAAAATGAAAAAATTGTAGAGGGTTGGTACAAAGCTTGCAACCTCTTGGAACAATGTAATTTGAAACGTAACTTTGCGAAAATTGCATTAAAGGTTGTTAAGAATGGTTGTTACTATGGTTATAGAGTTGACCAGAAAACAGCCAGCTATCTCCAGGAACTCCCAGCTGACTATTGCCGCAGTCGTTATGACGTTAATGGTAAATATGCTGTTGAGTTTAATATAAAGTATTTTGAAAATTCTTTTAAGGACATTGACTATAGAATTAGAGTATTAAAAATGTTCCCTAAAGAATTTCAAAAGGCTTACATCTCCTACAAAAATGGGACTCTTGTAAAAGATTTTGCGGGAGATGAAAAAGGTTGGTTCCTCTTAGACCCTGAATATGCGGTGAAATTTAATTTGAATAATAGTGACGCGCCACTATTCTTTTCTGTTATTCCCGCGATTCTTGATTTGGAGGACGCTCAAGAATTAGATAAAAGAAAGATGGAGCAACAACTTCTTAGAATTATTGTTCAAAAAATGCCAATTGACAAAAATGGTGATTTGATTTTTGATGTTCAAGAAGCTAATGCGCTCCACCGCAACGCGGTCAATATGTTAAGTAAAAGTATTGGTGTTGATGTACTAACTACTTTTGCGGACGTTGACAGTATTGATTTATCTGATAAAAGTAATGTTTCTTCTGTTGACCAATTAGAAAAGGTTGAACGCACGGTTTATAATGAATCTGGCGTTGCTGGAATGTTGTTCAATACAGATGGTAATATTGCTCTTGAGAAATCAATCGCAAATGACGAAGCTATTATGGTAGATTTGTTATATCAATTTGAAGAATATGCTCAATCATTATTAAAGCCCTTTAATAAGAATCCTAAGAGATTGCGGTACAAAGTTCAAATACTTCCTACCACAATTTACAATTATAAAGATTTAGCGAGTACTTACAAAGAGCACACAATGCTTGGTTATTCTAAACTGTTGCCGCAAGTTGCTTTAGGTCAGTTCCAGACCACTGTTATTGCGTCAGCTTACTTTGAGAATGATATAATGAATCTTAATGACCTGTTCATAGCTCCGCAAATGTCATCAACCATTAGTTCTAGCGACAAGGACTCTAGCTCTACTGGCTCTGGTGACAAAGGCGGCCGCCCTGAGAAAGATGATTCTGAAAAGGCAGAAAAAACTATTCAGAATATTGAAAGCGGTGCCTAAATTATGGAAAATAAATTCTTAGCTTTGAGGGAAGGAGGTAGAAAAGAATAAATGGCTTTGAAGAATAAATCAGAAATTTCTGTAATCAATTCTCCTGAATTTATTAATCTCCAACCCTTAGATGTTAATCCTTTAATGTCTAAATGTCAAATTAAAGTATTTTATCTAGGTCAAAACCGCAATGGCTCTTACATTAATAGAGAAACGGCTGATGAAATGGCTAAAACATTGCGGGGTGTACCTATCGTTGCCTCTTGGTATGAAGATAAAGAGGATTATGGTGACCACGGGCATGTGTTACATATTGAAAACAATGAAGTATCATTTTCTACTGTAACTGTACCCTATGGTTTTGTAAGTCCAGATGCGGAAGTTTGGTATCAACAGTATATTGATACAGATGAATT